AGACGAAGCACTGTTCCGAACAGACGAGCTGACCAAGCCTCAGACAATCAGTATCCGGCCAAGAGCTGGAACAAAATATTTTAATATTGTTGGCCGCAGCTTTGAGCAGCAAAGGATGGTGTCATGATCGCAACATCTACTGTAAAGCAGGCTCATAGCTGGAATAGAGATATATACGATTTCTACCTTGAACCGGAATGGTGCAGCAAAAGATTATTTGATGAAGAACTGTTTGTGGGGAACATTGCAGATATTGCCTGCGGGACAGGCCGCATTCTGGATGCTGCAAAAGCGGCAGGATATGAAACCATCGGTTGTGATCTGGTTGATCGGGGGGCCAGAGAAAACCATAAATTTCTCAGTATGGATTTCCGTCAGGCGGTATTTGATATTGATAATATCGTTTCTAATCCTCCATTCAAAGATGCACGGGAGTTTGCAGAATTCACACTAAGGAGAGCAAAAAAGAAAATTGCTCTCCTTCTGCCAACTATCTGGCTTCATGGAAGCGCACGGGCAAAATGGCTTGAAAGAACACCATTACGCCGTGTTCTGATCATGTCGCCACGTCCTTCCATGCCTCCCGGTGAATATGTTCTGTCTGGTCAGAAAGTAGGTGGCGGCACAAAAGATTTTTCATGGTTTGTCTGGGTACAAAATTATGATGGCAGACCGGAGATTATGCATTTGCAGAGAGACAGATCATGATACCTGAGCGTTGTTCAACGGAAATATGCGGCGTGTGTGGATGTCAAGCTGCTGGCTTGGGGTATGCTCCTCCAAAAAGACGAAACCCTCCGGTTATCTGGGTATGCAGCATAGAATGTCTGATTATTGCACGGGATACATACAGCATGAAACAGCATGAATTTAATAGAATTGAGATTTTATCTGTAAAAAAAGGCGGCGAAGAAGGTGGTTCCTATCTTGATCAGATAAAAAAAACAGATCTGGCACAACTTTCCCGCGAGGAGTGGGAGGAGTTTTGCCGAAGGATCGTTGCCGGATACAGAAAGTCCTTAAAATATGGCCTTGAAAATGAGGCACCATTCTGATGTCTGCATTGCTTGCTACCCAAAATTTGGAAACAGCTCTTAAGCTTGCTGCAGAGGGATATTCTATATTTCCTTGCCATTCGGGTGGTGAGCAAGCTAAAAAGCCGATGCCCTTTATCAAATGGCGGGAAGTTTCAACAACAGATGCTGGAAAAATTCGCCAATGGTGGGCAAGATGGCCGGAAGCGGCTATCGGCATGGATTTGGCAAAATGTGGCTTTATTGTCATTGATTGTGATCGGCATGGTGAGAATGATGGTGTTGAGGAATTCGGGAATCTCTCAGTTTTCCATACCCATGACATAGATTCCTCTCCTTTAGTGGCAACACCAAAGGAGGGAACTCATATTTATTTTAAACAACCTGAAGGTTGTCAGTACGGCAATTCAAAAGGAAATTTACCAAAGGGCGTAGATGTTCGGGGAGCCGGAGGGTATGTCATTGCTCCCGGAACTGTTATGGCTGATGGAAAGGTTTATGAACTCTTTGGGTGTCTTGAAAAAACACCTCCGCTCCCCGAATGGTTGGCTGAAATTATTAGAAACCATACTCCAGAGAAAACACTTGAAATCAAACCGGTTCAAAAATCACTTTATGGAGATGAAAGGATAGATGCATATTGTGAGGCCGCTATTTCTGCTGAAATATCAAGAGTTGAATCAGCTCCGAAGGGAGCAAGAAATAATACTCTGAATGAAGCGGCCTTTGCTTTGGGGCAACTTGTAGGGGCTGAATGGAAAACAGAGGCAGAAATATCATTTTTATTATTGAACGCGGCTCTATCAAGTGGGCTGTCACAATCAGAAGCTATAAAAACAATCAATTCAGGTATTAAAGCAGGCGAGAAAGAACCGCGCAAAATGCCTGATGATGATTATGCAGAGGTTTCAGAAGAAACACTGCGTGAGTGGGAGAGGATTGCACGAGTAATTTATGATAACTGGCTTAAAAATCATGGCCCAAGGCAGGTTATTGAAACCTCAGACGGTACATTGATAGATGCTGATACGGGAAAGGTAATATTTGTTACCCCTTCTATTTCCAATGATGACAGAGAATGCCCTATTGAGTGGCTAAATCCTCCTGGATTAGTTGGCAAAATTGCGGATTGGATAGAATCAACCAGTCCTAAACCAATCAGATTATTTGCTGTTGCGGCTTCCCTAGCCACTGTTGGAGCATTGGTTGCGCGCCGGGTATATTGCGGAATACCACGCTCTGGAACAAATCTTTATATGATGATGATACTTGGAACGTCTGGTGGAAAAGATCGTCCGCAAGAGGCGATAAAACAAATCTTGGATGCAGTTTATATTGGAAAAACACTCCACAAAAGTGCAGCAGCTTCATCCGCGTCACTTGGAGTACGCTTAATAGAAACACCAGCTCAAATTCAGATTATTGACGAGATAAGTAAAATATTACGAAAAATGAACAATAGCAGAGGATCTAGTAATCAGGAATTATCTTTATTAGAAGACTACTGCACATTATGGGGGAGAAATTTAGGAACTTTCACTCCTGATTCTACAACTACACGATCCGACAGAAGCATAAAACAGCCTTGGTTTTCAATTTTTGGGGCAACAACTTTTATGTCCTTCCATGAAAATATGAAATCGAAGCATATAGCAAATGGATTTTTTAATCGCTTTTTGATCCTTCCTAAATATCAGAGACAATCCTTTAATAAAAATATTCAACCAGAAGAAAATATACCGGACAATATACTTAACGATTGCAAGGCTCTTGTTAAATTTCAAGATATTGCGCCTTCCAATATACCATCAGAGCGTTATTTGCCCCCTACAATCGATATATTAAATGCTGAAACACCACCTCCTATTTATGTGGTCCCGATTTCTGCTGAAGCAGAAAAGCTTCTGAATGAATGTAGGCAAAGAGATGAAGATATGCTGCAAAAAGCAGACAATGATCCTCTTCTGGAAATATATGGTCGTTCTTCTGAAATGATAAAGCGCATTGCACTTATAATCTGCTGTGGTCGATATGCTGCAAAATGGATGGATGGAGCTTGTATAGAAGTTGAAGATATTACTTTTGCGCGTCGATTGGTCGATTGGTCGATGGAAACATTTGTCCGAGATTTGAGAGAAAACCTTGCTGAAAATGAGTTTCAAGCAAATATGAAGTTCGTTTTAGGATTATTACGAAAATCCAGACAAATGAGTGGTACAGATTTATCAAGAAAGATAGATGGGAGGATTAGACCAAGAGAATTAAATGAAATTATTGAATATCTAGAAAATTCCGGCAATATTCTTATTACTACAGGAGAAGGGTCATCTAAGGGCGGGCGGAAACCAAAGACATATAAATATATATCAGGATAATTAATAGAGAGGATTAAAGATGCTTCCGATTATAAGATTTAAAAATTACGATGAATTTCTCGAAAAAGGGAAAGCATTTCCTTTTATTAATGATTTAATAGCTACAGTTGATCGTAAAATTCAAATTACTATCAAACCATTTCAAGAGAAAAATAATAAAAACTGGAAGGTTGGTTTTTATGCAGGACGAAATAGATTTGCAGATTTCGGTATTAGCACCACATGGAAAGATTGTTTAGACCAATGTGACGCCTTTGCTGAGATTATACCGAATGCAAAGGTTGATATAAAATCATAATATCCAGCCCATATCATACGATCTCTAGCGAACCAGTATTATAATTTAATACTGGTTTTTTTATGAGTTACTTCCTCCGAAATAGAGTTAGTTCAGAAAGAAGTAACTCTATTTATAAAAATACAGAGGAAGTAACTTTGGGTTATTAAGGGTAGGAATTCCGAATTAACTGGCAAGAAAAAAAATAATAAAAACATATATATAACATAATATATATAGTTATTTAGGTTATTTCTCTCTATTATATATATATTAAAAATGTTCTCTTTTTGTACCCTGTTTTTATGTATTCTCTCTATAGCGATACGAAAAAACCGAATTAACTGGATATGCAATTTCAACTATATTTGTACCCTTGTCTCTGTTCATAAAATCGACTATCTTAATTGATATCTGATTTGCTGTTAAATTTATTTTCCTTCAGGTCCGCCAACCTTGGAAGAGAATGAAAAGAAGAAAATCAAAATCCCGGAAGATAAAACCGGGATATGAGAAGAGAATAGAGATAGGGCAGATAACTGTTGAAAATCCAGACAGTGACCCTAATTGTCCTCAGATAACAGTTAAAATCAATAAACGTCATGATCTTTTGACGTGGTGGCATTCCAGGAAAGCTATTGATGACGCTCAGTTTATAGCAGGAAAGCGCTTTCAATCAATTTGGTATCGGGCACGAATTGGAGGACAAGGGTCTCTGGATCCATCCAAGCCTTTCATAGACCGATCTATTACATCTGATCACATCCAAGATCATATTCTTGACGCTCTCCAACAGTTAAAAATACTTTCTTCTGTTCTCGGCCAGAAAGATTATTCCCTTTTATGTCATGCATTATGCGAGGGGAAAACATTGTCTGACCTGTCACTGTCGTATCGTGGAACAAAGGGTGACAGGGAATATATAGGATGGAGAATAAGAGATGCTCTTGACGCCTTGTCCCACTTCTGGGGAGCTAGAGGAAAGAAATATACACCTATCACCGCCTATCATTCTATCAATCTGCAAAATGAGGGTTGACACCCGGTCTCAACAGGTATACATATGCGATTGTCAACATATAGTATGTTGTTTCGATATTTAATACTATATATTGATATTATCTTTTCCTTTAATCTCCTGAAAAGAAACTGAAGCTCGCTTCCTGCGGGCTTTTTTATTGTTTTGATTCGCTATGACCAATGAAACTTTCAACAAAGATCCTGAAACAGGTCGGTTCCTTCCCGGAAACTCCGCATGGAAAGCCAGATCAAGTCATGGTCGTAATCCGAAGTTTTCTGACCCTGACCATCTTTGGAATGCATGCTGTGAGTATTTTGAGTGGGTCGATAATAATCCATTATGGGAAGATAAAATTACAGCATATCAGGGAGAGGTAAGTCATAGCCCTATCGCTAAAATGAGGGCTATGACTATATCCGGATTATGTATTTTTCTGGATATATTGCCTCAGACTTGGTTAAACTGGAAAAATGACCGTCCCGATTTTTTGGAAGTCATATCGCGAGTAGAGAATATCATTCGGGATCAGAAATTCTCTGGAGCTGCTGCTGACCTTCTGAATGCCAACATCATTGCCCGCGACCTTGGCCTAGCTGATAAAAGTGAGATTACGGGTAAGGATGGTGCCCCTCTCATTTCAAAAATAGAATACGAAATTGTCGACCCTAAAAATACAGGTTCCGAGAGTATTTAAGCCCCTGCTGGCTTCGGCTCGCTATAAAGGATTGCACGGAGGGCGTGGATCAGGAAAATCTCATGTTTTTGCTGAACAGATGGTTTTAAGATGTCTACAGCAAGAGACAAGAGCTGTTTGTATCCGAGAAGTTCAGAAATCGCTCAAGGAATCTGCCAAAAAACTTATTGAAGACAAGATACAGTTTCTAGGGCTTGGCCGAAGCTTTGAAACCCTAACATCTGAAACACGATGCCGGAACGGATCTTTGATCACCTATCAGGGAATGCAGGATCATACAGCGGAGAGCATCAAGTCTCTTGAGGGTTATGACATAGCGTGGGTTGAAGAGGCTCAGTCACTGTCTGAAAAGTCTCTGCGTCTATTAAGGCCAACAATCCGGAAGCCGGGTTCAGAATTATGGTTCTCTTGGAACCCTTTTGACAAAAGTGATCCGATTGATAAGTTTCTCCGAGGCAAAGCGAAGCCTGATGATGCTATAGTTATTCAGGCTAACTGGTCAGATAATCCATGGTTCCCTGATGTATTAGAACAGGAACGTCAGATTGACCTGAAAAATAGCCCTGAGACGTACGATCATGTCTGGGAGGGCGACTACTGGTCTATCCACGATGCTCAGATATTCAAGAATAAGTTTATTATTGAAGCTTTTGATGCTCCGCCCGATGAAATCAGGCCGCTTTACGGTGTGGATTGGGGATTTGCCAATGATCCGACTGTTTTAATACGGTGTTTTGTCCGTGATGATTGTTTGTTCATTGAATATGAAGCATTTGGTCATGGGATTGAGATTGATGAATATTCTCAGCTCTTCGATACTATTCCTTTATCAAGGAAATGGCCGATCAAGGCTGACAATTCCAGACCGGAAACAATCAGTTACGTAAAAAAACAGAGCTTCAATATTACCGCCGCTGAAAAATGGCCGGGATCGGTAGAAGATGGAATAGCCCATATGAAAGGCTTCCGGCAGATTGTTATTCATCCTAGATGCTTTTATATCGCTGAAGAATTCAGGAAATACTCTTACAAGATCGATAAAAAGACCGATGAGGTTCTGCCAGTTATTGTCGACAAGTGGAATCATGGGATTGATGCTGTGCGCTATGCTCTTGATGGTTTTATCAGAAAAAAGGCTCCGATCAAAATCAGCGATGAAGTTGTCAGGCAGGCTGAAACTGAAACATGGGCTAATGAAGCAGGTTTTTTTGTTGGCGGAGAATATTGATGGAAGGGCTTAAAAAATTATCCGGATACAATATTCTTGAGACCATTGTCCTTAATGAGGAAATGAAGAATAATGTCATACCGGAACCAGAAAAGATATGGGAAAGCTACAGGCCGCCAAAGACGCTCGGTGCTGATGAAAATACTCAGCTGGCTATGGATGCGGCGTTAAAGTCCGGAGGTTTTCCCGCTCTTTTGCGCTCATTTGGTGCAGGGTTTAGAGATTTTGCCCCCCAGTTCATGGGGTATCCGGCTCTTGCAGGGCTTCAGCAGAATAGCCTGATCCGCATGGGTGTCACTGCAACTGCGGGTGATATGGTCAAAAAATGGATTGAGCTTAAACGAGCCGGAGAGCCGGATGAAACGGACGAGAGAATTCTGGAACTCAATACACTTCTGGAAGATTTTCAAGTTCGTGATCTGTTCAAGAATGCAGCCTTAAAATGTGGCTTTGACGGCGGTTGTCTGGTTTTTCTTGATACTGGAGCAGAGGAAGAGGAATTATCCATTGAACTTATGCGGGATGCTGCAACCTTGAAAGGTCGGTTGAAAAGACTGGTTCTGGTTGAAGCTATTAATATTTATCCCGGGGAATATAATTCGACGGATCCATTGCGCCATGATTATTTCAAGCCCTCGCACTGGCGGATAAATGGGCGGTTGGTCCATGCGTCACGCTTTCTTTATTTTGCTCCGAATGAGCTTCCGACGCTATTGCGACCATCTTATAATTTTTTTGGAATTCCTGACGCACAAATGGCCTTGGAATATGTAACCGGATTTACAGAAACCAAGGACGCAGCTCAAAGGCTGTTAAAGAAATTCTCTACGACTGTTTTTAAAACAAACATGACAGAAGTCCTAACAGGTGGATCATCAGCAATGATCGACAGGCGCATGCGTTATTTTGTTGCCAAGCGGTCAAATGACGGCGTGATGATGATCGATAGGGAAGCAGAAGATATTATCAAAGTTGAGACACCTCTTTCCGGTGTCGTCGATATTGTCCGGCAGTCTCTTGAGTTTGTTGCGGCAGCTTTTCGCATTCCTTTTGTAAAATATCTTGGCATTACTCCTGGAGGAATGAATGCAACCGGAGAATATGATGATGACAACTATAATGATCTGATCTCCAGTAAACAGGAAAACATTTTCAGGAAACCTCTTTCAGTCCTTCTCGACATTCTTCAGTATCATCAATGGGGCGATATTGACCCTGATATCCGTCTGGAATTCATTCCGCTGGATGAAGAGGACGAAACTCAAAAGGCCACAACGCGAAAGACTGACGCGGAGACAAATGCAGTTTATCTTGATCGCGGAGTTCTTCAGCCTTCCGAAGTCCGTCAGAAGATCAAGGAAGATGAACAGAGCGGATACAGCTTCATTGAGGTTGCGGAAGAAGGCGGTGAACTTGATGCCTTACTGGGATTAACAGATGTTGATACAGAAGAACCCGAAGAGCTTATCTCCAATCATGCCTAATGCCGGACTTTCTACTGATTATCAGAAAAAGCTTCTCAGGCTGACTGACAGTATGAATTTCAGCCTTCTTTACTGGATCAGGGCAAACTACCGGGCAAGAGAAGATGAGATCGCTATGGATGCGTCTCCAGTCAATGAACTTCTTAAGACTATGCGGAAGCTTTTCAGAAAATGGATAAAGAAGTTTGATGAACTGGCTGAACCTTTGGCACAGAACTTTGTGGAAGACATTGATGATGCCGCAAAACGTAAACTTACCCTTTCTTTGCGGGAAGCAGGTGTTTCTATCAGCTTTAATAATCCGCATGATGTTCAGTCAAAACTCAGGGCAATGATTGCTGAAAATGTTGCTTTGATCAAATCTATCCCACGCCAGCATTTGTCACGGGTCGAAACAATCGTTCTGCAATCTGTCAGCAATGGCCGTGACGTAAGCCATGTCGTTGAGGCTTTGGAAAACAGCTTTAAGGTTCCGAGAAACAGAGCGATATTCATTGCGAAAGATCAGATCAACAAAGTAACTGAGGCTGTCAGTTTGTCGCGGTGTAATCAAATCGGGATTACTGAAGGGGTATGGTTACATCGCTCCGGGTCAAAAAAACCGAGACAGCATCATGTTGAAATGCACAATGAGACATTCAAGCTATCTGAGGGGATGTACGATCCTGTTGTCAGACGTTTTGTGAAGCCTGGTGAAGAGCCAAACTGTCATTGCACTTTCAAGCCACTACTCCCCCAACTTGGTAAATAATCATAGGTGAACAATGCCTGAGCCTTCAAAGCGTCACGTTGATGCTAATGGATTCATGCACGTTGCAGACTGTAATATCACAAAAGAATGCATCAATGAATATTACGGGACAGAAATACCCGGCTGGCGCAATCTGGGGCTTGATCCGCATAAGCTTTACAAAGGATATCGCTCCGGCGCAGAACTGGAAAAAGCAGCATCAACCTTTAACGGGCTCCCGCTTCTAAGCTTTCATGTCGTTGATAGCGCAAGAACTCCTCAGAAGTCTCTCCGTGTTGGTAATCTCGGAACAGATTGCAGATGGGAAACGCCCTATTTGAAAGCCTGCCTTATTCTGCAGGATGGGGATGCGATCCAGCGACTGGATGAAAAACGTGAACTTTCAGCAAGTTACAGATTTGACCCGGTATTTGAGCCCGGTTCATTTAATGGCGAAGCATATGATTTCGTCATGACGAACATCAGAGGCAATCATGTTGCTCTGGTTGAAGATGGACGCGCAGGGCCGGACGTTCTGGTCGCTGATGCTAATCCCAAAAAAAGGAACTTTATTATGAATCTAGCAGAATTGCTTAAATCGCTAGGGGTATCCGTTGGGGATCCTTCAGCGGCTCCAAGCACAGGCGATCAGGAAGCCGGTAATCAACCGCCATCAACTGACAATGCCCCAGATCCAGCAATGGATTTTGAGGGGAAGCTTCGATCATACATTGAAGGCATGGAAGATAAAGAACTGGCCGCCAAACTGATGGAAGCTATTCAGTCCGTCACAGCTTCGTCTGCCGCTCAGGATGAAAATGCCGCCGGAGCTCCTCCAGCACAGGACAATGACGTTCCTGCCAAAGATGAAGATGCAGGGAAGAAAGAGGATAATCCGGCAATGGATAGAAAGCCGAAAACTGTAAGGCCGAATGTAACTAACAATATTACATTGGCAATGGACGAAAACGCGATTGCTCAGCGTATTCAGAATGATCTTAAGGCAAAAATTGAGGCGGCCAATCTGGTTAAACCTCTGATCGGCACAGTTGACGGACTTGCTTTCGACAGTGCTCCATCCATTCTGAAAAAGGCTCTTGAGCTTTCCGGTCATAACGTTGCGACAAATGACCATGCCGCGCTCACCGAAATGGTAAAAATGGCAATCTCCACAAATAGTCGCAAAAACGACTATCCGGATATGTCACCTGTCATGGCTATGGATAGCAAGGCAGAACAGCATAAGAGTTTTGCTCATTTGTCAAACATTAAAAAGGAGTACTGATTCATGACGAAAGTGAATTTTCCATCAAGTGTCCAGAAGACTCCTGCAATTGGACTTCCGGGCGCACCATCAAATCTAAATACGATCATCTATACCGACAGAAATTATCTGTCCGGGGATGACGCTGTTACAGTTGGCAATTTTGTCTGGGATGATCCTGCAAATGGCGCAGATAATTCCGGTTATCACGGATCAGGTGTTTTCAAAGCTCTGTCCTCCGGAGCAGGGAAACCTCTTGGTATAGTCAAACGTTGGCATGCTTATGTCAATCCTGACATTCTTGATGGCGGAACACTTATTGCGCCCGAAAACAGTCCTCTTCAAGTTGTTGTCAAGGGTGATCTTTATGTTGTTGCAGCAACTCCAGCAACGCAGGGGCAGAAGGTTTTTGCCAGTCTGACAGACGGACATATTCATACAGATGCAGCTGGGGCGACCGTATCTGGATTTATTGAAACTGATTTTGTCGTGGCTGACGGTGCGCCTGTAGGCGAAGTCATCGCAATTTCTAATTGGAGATAAAAATGCCGAATTTTCCTTCATTTTCACAAATGCGTGATTATGGTTTCCATCTTCGCGTTCCGGGCGCAACACCGCCTCGTGCATGGATCAATGGAAACCTTGACACACTGGCTATGGATGCTGCAACAATCACAGCTCATAATTCGGCAATTCCTGCCGAACTTACAGCCTATTATGAACCGGAAATCATTGAGATCATGACGCGCCCCCATAAGGCGACTGAAGTTTTCAGTGAGGTTCAGAAAGGCGACTGGACAACCAGCCATGCCAAATTCATGATGAGCGAATATGTCGGCTCATCTCAGCCATATACTGATTATGGTGACAGCCGTACTGCTGATGTCAATTTCAACTGGCTCACACGCCAGCAGTATCTGTATCAGATCGTTATTACTTACGGCGATTTTGAGGAGGCCTTGACGTCTCAGGCACGTATTCAGCTTGTCGCACAGAAGCAGGCCGCTGCCGCTCATATTCTGGCCAATGATGCCAATACATTTTATCTGTATGGCATTGCTGGAATGGACATTTACGGACTTCTTAATGATCCGAGCCTTCCCGCAGCGGTCGCCCCCCTTGTCCCAACGAGTGGGGCTGTTGTCTGGGACGACAAGAACACGAAGGAAATCTATGATGACGTCCTTTATCTCTTCTCTATTCTTGTTGAGCAGTCCGGAGAAAATATTGATTCCACAACACCTCTGATACTCACTGTCTCTGGCGTAACTGCTGTTAATCTTGGCAAAGCCACAGAGCATCATAATGTATCTGTTATGGATATGCTGAACAAGTATTTCTCAAGCCTCAAGATTGTGACAATCCCTGAGCTTGGAGATGTTACTTCAGGGGAGTCAATCATGCTGATTGCTCCATCAATTCAAGGAAAGACAACAGGCAACTTTGCTTTTTCCGATAAACTCCGGACAGGCCGTGTTGTTCCTGACCTTTCCAGCCACAAGCAGAAATGGACGTCATCCACTTATGGCTGCATCATCAAATATCCTTTTGGGATCGCTACCATGACAGGAGTAAAATAACATGGCTAAAACAAAACCAACAGAAGAGCAGTTTGATAATATTGCTGAAACAGGAATTGTTGCAGACGGATCCGATACAGCGACAGACAGCAATACTGTCTTTGTCTTTGCCAACCTACCAAGAGGTATTGTGTTTCGCCTGAAAGACAAGACTTCTGTTAAAGTAGAGGGCGTTCCTGTCTCTTCTCTTCGCTCTCCTTCCGGAGGCTTCCTGCGTGGTGGACGCTATGCGATAACTCGCGTTGACCGCCAAAAGTGGGAAGAGATAAAGGCGACATACAGCAAAATGTCGCCTTTCCAGAATTCATTGATCTTTGCTGCTGATACAGTTGAAGAAGGACAGAAAAAAATCCGGGATCTGACAAGCCTCCGTCATGGATTTGAACAGATTGATCCGAAAACCTCAAACAAAGTCAAATCTGAGCAAGGAAAAGCCGAGTAATGGCTATCGTTGAATTCGATACTGCGAAGTTTAAAGAGTATTATCCGCAATATTCTTCGCTCACAGATGCACAGCTTAACTATGCATTCCGTGTAGCAAGTCTTATTGTAAACAATACTCTTTATTCAAAAATCCCGTATGATCCGACATCCGGCATTTATGACAGGGAAACTCTGTTATATCTGCTGGTATGCCATTTGTGCGAATTGAGTTTGCGGGGAACGGATGCTGTTGGCTCTGTTGCTTCTGCTACAGAAGGTTCCGTGAGTGTTTCGTTTTCTGTCCCCGCCTCAGCAGATGCAGGATGGTACAGTCAAACGCAATGCGGAATAACGGCTTATCA